AAAAAGTGCAAAGATCAATGCTCTTAAATCGTGAAGCTCGTTTAGCAAATCTTCTGTTTGGTGCTTCAAATTGGGGTAGCTATACATCAGCTCTTGCCTCTTTAGGTAGTGGCTCAAATGGTACTCAATGGAATCAAGCAGGTGCTGAGCCTTTAACCGATCTTCATGCTTTGCTCGATGTTATTCGTGCAAACAGCCATGGCATCAATCCCGACACTTTAGTTTTAGGTTATGGTGCTTTGCGTGCTTTAGCTAGAAATGCAGAAGTACGAGGCTTTTTCACTGCTGGTAGTACTCCATCAGGTACAGCATCAGGCAATCGCTTGATGAAAGATGACATGGTGATTTCTGTTCTCAAAGAAGTTTTAGGCATCCCAAATGTACATGTTGGTCAAGCTCGTAAAGAAACAGCAAATGCTGGCTTAACCTCTTCTGAAGCTCAAGTATGGACTGATGATAGCGTTTTCATGGGTATCATGAAGGGATCAGATGCAATTGCAAATAAGAACGGCGTCAAGGTTATGCCAGTAGCCGCTCTCAATTTTGTATATGAAGGTTATTCTTCAGGTGCTTATGATGATCTTGCTATGACAAAACGCACTGTTTGGATGGAACACACCCATCAGGATAAGATCATCGCTCAAAATTATGGTTTCCTCTTGACTGATTGTTTAGCTTAATGTTCGTATGCTTAATTGTCCTTATTGCCTTAATTCTCTCAATAATATGGTGCACCTAGCTGAAGCTAGTGATGCAGATCAACAGGCAATAGAGGATATCAGAAAACAATGGATTAATGAACGCAATCCACAATTAAAACTCTTGCTCAAAATGAGATTGGATGTCCTCGTCAAAGAGGTTAATTCAGCTAAAACATTTGAGGAAGAAATGAAGAAAGCGACAAATCGATTATATCGTGCAATCGCTGAAATGGTGCAACAAGGTCAAGGGCAGATGCTTGTTAGTATGTCACCTGATGAGCTTAAATCATTTTTAATCTCAAGTGGCATGGGAGACGCTTTGACTTATTTTGAGCGTTCTCAAGTGGACATAGTGGAATTGATCAATAAGGCAACTCTTGCGATTGATCCTGAGTTTAAATCAGCACCTCCAAATCTCATTCAAGCGATTGCTCAGCAAACTTCATCACAAGTTTTTGATGCTCAAATCTTGCCTTCTCTTAGTAGTGCAATTCGCAACATGGCAACAACGGCGATTATTGTTGGAAGCTCAAAGCCTGTACTTGATCAGATGAGAATTGCTTTTGAAAAATCTGTTGGCGTTGGTACTACTCAAGCAAGAACGAAGATCGCTGAATTTGGGAGATCTATCAATGCTTTAAATGCTGATGAAGCTGGTTTAGAGAACTTCATTTATGTTGGGCCTAAAGATGGGATAACTCGTCCATTTTGTCGCAAGCTTGTTGGAAAAGTGCTATCTAAGAAACAGATCATCAAGCTTGACAATGGACAACCTTCAAGCGGTCCTCCATTGACTTCGGGCGGTGGCTATAATTGTAGACATTCATGGGCTCCAGTTAGTAAGGGATTTCTAAAGGTCAATGATTTAACGGTGGTTTCAGATAGTGAGATAAAGGACATAACAACATGAGAAAAGCACAACAAGGCAAAAATTATAATTTTATTTGGCAAGCTCCACATCCAATCAGTGGAACTCCATCAATTGCATTCTATCTTGAAGGTGGATCAGTTGGCGGTGCTATGTCTCAAGGTCGATCTGATTTAGTAGCTACTGATTTAGATAGAGATAGACGAGTTATGACTTTGTCAGCATCAGCATCAGCCTTAAAGCAATTTCAATCAGATGCTTTTTTACTCACTGATGCAGATACTTTCTTTTCAATTAAGATCGTGCGCATCACTGGAACACAATTGATCTTAGCTGATCCATTGCCTAGAGATATCGCATTCACATCTAACTCAACAATTCAATTTGCTAGTTGGCTTTATACTTGCTCATCTTCCAATGTCACCGCCTCTAAGCAGACCGTTGCTTATGCCGTTGAATATGTACAAAGCGAAGGCACACAAACAATCAATAGAGTTGAAAAAGGCTCTTTAAAGATTGTGCCTCGTCCTTTTGATACTGGTTTAGATCATAATAAGCTATGCTCAATTTTTCCTCATATTGCTGATCTAGCACCTAGACGGGCAAACGGCTTTGAAGAGCAAATATCATCAGCACTTGATGAACTTGCTTTATATGTAAGAGATTTAATTGTACCGAGAGACGTTGATGAAGATGATATACACAATTCACATGATTTATTGCAAGCTCATTCCTATCTTGCGATTGCTCGTATCCATGAGCTTAATGGCAATATCGATTTAAGCGAGAAGATGAGAGCAAGGGGAATTGAACTTGCTGATCTTTCTATGAAAACAATCAGCCTTGATTTGAATACAGATGGCATCATCCAAACTACTGAGAACAATCAGCGAGTAAGTGCAAGCTCTGATATTCGTGGGAATTTTGCAGGTAGATCAGTTGGAGAGTATGAAGCTCAGTTTATCCCTTCAAGAAATATGAGATGGTAAATGAAAGCAACATTAAGCCTAAACTTGCCAACCTTAAATTTGACTAAGCCTATGATGATAGGAATTGCACAAGATATCTTAGCAATCATCAAGATCAGAATTTACAAAGGCTTGGATTATAATTTAAACAAGTTTAGAGCATACTCAACAAAGCCTATTTATATCGGATATAAATCAACAACCTACAAAAGATTAAAGCCTAAAGGCGGAGTTAAAAAACCTAATTCCATGTTTTTTGCTGGTGGTTATGCTGAATATAAAGATAAATCTCGCAAGCGATCAAATGCGATTGAAGGTCAGACGGCCTCAGTTGATTTAACTCTATCAGGGATGATGATGCAAAACTTTGTAGTACTTGATGCAACCAACACAAAATTCACTATTGGTCTTTTGCCACCTGTGCAAGATTATGGTTATGCAGTTAATCAAGATCGTGGCTTTATTGGTCTTGCTCCCAAAGAGGTTGATCAACTCGTGCAAATAGTTAAATCAAATTTACTTGGAGAATAACATGGGCATATATGAAGCACTAGATCATCTCATAGATCGAATTGAGGCTATCACTCCAAAGACTGATGCTTATCATCATTTTGTATGCATCAAAGACGCTCAAGGCAACACGCTATCACTTGAGAGCAGATCAAATCAAAATCGCTTGTTTGATATCGCTTTCAATGCTCTTGCTCAAGATGACGGTCAAGCTGGCATCAGTGGAAGAAAGAGAATTGAGCTATCTTTGAGAATAAGATATGATATCGGAGGAGATCGAGGCTTACTTGAACGGATGATAGCTGAAGATTCAAGCAAGCTGATCGACACCTTGAAACAACCTGATTATGATTTTTCATCAACTGGTATCGTTTCTTTAATACCTAATCAAGCCACTACTCAAGAAATTCAAAATGATCCTTCTCAAGTAGGCTATCTTTTAATTTTACCTTTTACTCTTCTTTATTTGGAGGATTGACATGACAGTCACACACAGATCGCTATCGGTAGCAACTGAAGCAACTTTTGGAAGTTTATCATCATCAACTGGCTTGCCTGATTTCAGTGGCTTGTCTTTCATTTCTTTACCATGTGAAAGAGATCCAGTTGTGATTTATGGTGATGTTGTTGCAAATGAAAGACTTGAAACAAGAGACGGTCCACATGGCTTGCCTCCTGAACCTGATACTGTTTGGAGTGGATCAAGTCGAGTACAAAGACGAACTGGTCAAGTACAAGTCACTATTGATTTCACAACCGTTGGAAGTGGTGCAAATACCTATGCATCAACAGGCTTAGGCAAGCTCTTAAATGCTGGCTTTCTTACAAATCTCGCTGGCTTTACTTCTAGCGATACCGTAACCGCTGATGATGAGAATGTATTTACTCCAACAACTACCAACACAAATTATAAGATTGGTGGTGTTGTATCATCTCTTATTAATGGTCGTTGCGAATATTCATCAGTGACAGCCAATAATCGTGGTGGTGCTGGTAAGATTGGCGTTTCTCCTGCATTTAGTGCAAATCCAACCGCTATTTATCCAATGCAAACTTGGTTTACTCCTTATGGTACTTCAAGCGGTCAAGTGGTTTCATCTCTATGCTTTAGAGTCGATGGTGTTGGCTTTCGTACATATGCCTATGGTTGCAAGCTTGCAAGCTTAAATATCTCTGTAAATGGTGGTCGTGTGATGGGTGAATTTACCTTTCAAGCCGCTTTAATTCAAGATGATCATGGCAATGCAAGTGGACCAATTGAACCAGTTGTTTTAAGTGGTGCTACTCAACATTTTAGAAATGCTTATGCTGTTGTTTCTGATGTTGTCACTTACTCAAGAACCAATGTAGTTGGCACAACAGGCGAAGAGTTGCCACGCTTAGCGCTAGATGCTGAAGGCTTTACATTTAATATCTCTAATACTTTAACACCTAAAGGTCATTCAAACTCTATTTTGGGAATGTCTGATATGGAAGTTTCAAATGTTGATGTTGAATGCACCTTGACCTTATCATCAGTTAATAGCAATTTAGCATCAGATTTTTCAGATAGAACAATTCGTCAAGTGTTAATAGGTACTGGGCCCGTTGGTGATGGTAAAGGTATGGCTTTATTTATCCCTGCAGGTTATTTAACTGTTGATCCAAATAAATATGATGTAGCGGGTGAGATCGTCAAGCAAGTGCTAACCTACAAGCAAAGCCGTTTTGGTGGTGATGTAGGTACAACACAGCCAGCCAATTCACCTGTGAGAATTGCACTAGGAATTTAAAACAATGCTAAAATTCAGCACAACAACAACGATTGATCTCCTT